TATTTTCTCAAATTCCACACTAATTTCCCTCCACTCATAGGAACTGTTATAGAAAACATTCCTCTCGTGAAGGTCTATGTGCTTCCTGCTGAAAAGCCTTGCCATCTTGTAATCAGGAGTGTCCTCTGCAAGATTGCATTTTTCGTTGTGAACCTTAGCCTCTCCAGCAATGAAGTACATAAAGTCAAACACACCTCTGTCGGGGACAAGAGGCACAAAGTACCTGTTCTCCCCGTAGATTGGTGTGGGAACCATCGGTCTGCTTCTTAAGACCAATGTGTTAAGGTCATCAATATGTCTCGGAGTTATCTCCAAAGAATATTTCTGTCTGGGATACATTATGGACTTCACAAAGACCAACTGTGCCTCGTTAAGATACCAGTCAATCTCAGGTGCGCGAAGATTCTTGTAGGACTGCGAATCAGCCCTGTTTATCTTCTGCTTGAAGTCATAATGCATTTCCTTTATATTCATCTCTATTTCAAATTCAGTTTGTCAATAATCTGTCCCTTAATGGCGTTGTTCTTCACATCCTGCAAGAATCTCATGGTGTCATGGATTCCGCCCATAGCCTCATCCATATAATAGTAAACACCTCCTCTCAACTGCATGATGTTCTTGTCAACAGCGTCGATAATCAGGGAGTGCATATAGTTGTCAGCCTTGCTCTGATTGAACACTTCAAGAACCTTGTCAAAGCCCTGTGTGGACATGATATCCTCCATCTTGGAGTCAATATAGTCATCAGACTGGTTCTTCATGCTCTGGTTGAGCAGAATCTGTACAACCTGTTTCTTTGTGGTTGTGTCCATCTTTGACCACAGATTGTAAATCTGCGTTCTTTTCTTGCTCTTTTCAGCCTTCTTCTCAACCTCCTCGCGCGAATCGTAAATAACGAACTGGGCTTGCGGACACTTGCCCTCATCCCAATCGGACTGCGAGTTGGCCACAAGAGGACTTGCCATAAGCATCTTTACATGAATCTCGTCAATGGGTCTGCGCATGTCAAAATAGTTTGTCCTGTCATAGTCGAGCTTCACATGTCCGTTGTCCGTGGAATAGAAAGGATGCTCCTCGTCAGGAATGAAATGCTCGTGCAAGTCCAATCCTGTAATTTTCTGCAATCTCTTTCTGTCCTCTTCCGTCAATCCTGTCTCCCATTTCCTGTTCTCAAGATTGACATAACATTCAACAATCATTGGTGCGGAAGGGAATTCCTTCTGCGTCTTGCCGTGCCACCTCTTCTTCTCAAGTGGTCTTACCTCAATAATATAATTTTCCATTTCTGTGATATTTTATATTATAAAAAAGAGAAGAGGGAGACTTGCCCTCTCCCCTTGAAAATTAATTTAATTTTTATTGCATATAGATCAGACCTGTACGGGTCGGGTCTATGATTTGAATACCGAACTCACTTGAAAACTCAGCTGAATAGTATTCACCGGGGTGTGCAATCATACCGCCTTGTGCAGGGCCGGTAGGACCAACAAGACCTTGGTGATAACCGTGCTTGTAACCGTTTCTCTTAACAACCAGTTGGACATTGTTGCCAAGACCATTGTTGCTTTCAACATCGAAAAACACGAACATTGAGGAAGCCTTTGGTCTCTTGGTAACAGGATCAAGGTCAAGGTTGTATTCCATTGAGTCAAACAACGGATTGTAAACCAGTTTGATATGACCGCCATTGCCCATCTTGTATTCAGTAAACTGATAACCGTATGAGTAGGCATTCGGGTGTTGCGGAGAGCTGGTCTTCTGTGCGGGATTGAAATCAGGATTTGCAATCATCCAGCCGTTCTTACCATATTCGCTCTGCAACAGCTTGTTGAACTTCATCAAACCTTCACTACCAGTGAAAGCAACGAGTTCTCTCTTGCCGAAAACAGGTTCCCTTCTGCCGAAGAAAATATCCTGTACGAACGATTCAATCATCTTTGCGCTCAAAGTGGTGTAGGGCATTTTCCAGCCATTCTCACGGATTTGTGCGATAATGCCAGGGAATGAATCAACGGGATAGCCGTTGTCCTGCATCAGATAACCGTCATGGTTGAACCAGCATGCAATCTCTTTCTCATCCTTGAACTTGCTAGCAGCCTCTGCCTCTGCAAAGGGAATCCATCTGTCATAGGACTTGCCAGTCTCGTCTTTCAGACGCATGGCGATGATTTTCTGTTCTGCAGCATAGTCAGTGATCTTGTATGTCTTACGCAGTTTGCCCAGATGGCCTTTCAAAGCCAGCGAACCGGGGAATGCGCTTGAACCGCCCTTATCAGCAGCCTCACCGTAGGTTGAATACAGTTTTGCCCAAGGGGTGCCTGCCTGCAAGAATCTTGCGTCAATAGTTTGGGTTTGGTCTTTTGAAACAAGCTGTGCCTCATAAATCCAGCCATTGCCGCTTCTGTAGGGGTTCTTCATGATACGGCACTGCGTATCGTGGAATTGGTCACCAGCAGTGATCACATCACCTTCCATCCAGAACTCCTCGTCGAATTTCATTTCAAGAATCTGACCGTATGCGCCAGTACCGCTAACCGTCTCAAGAAGGATAAGGGGTCTGGTCTTCGCACCGCGAACCTTGTATTCCCATTCGTTGGATTCAACGATCTTTTCGTGACCTACGCTCATATTGAGGAAAGGATGCACGGAAAGTGTCTGCGTAATAAAAAGTTGGTCTAATACGCCCTCAAACATTTCAGGTTTGGCAAACAAAGCGGACCCAAGATGGTTCAGATTTGTCATGCTTCCTGACATGGGCATAAGTTTTGTCGCTTCAATATTAAGTTTCATCTTACTTTAATTTGTGTTTAACAATATTATTTTTAATCGAACCAGTCCGTCTCTTGTTCATTGCCAGACTGTTTTTTTGATGAGGTTCTGTTGAATTGCAAATCCCTTCTGATTTCCTTTGCCACCTGTGTCTTTACTCCCGCCTTGTACTTGTCAATGTTAAGGTCATTCATAAGAAGGTCTGCAAGAACGAGCATCTTCTTAGGATCTGCAAGCACATTGTTAAGCCTGTAGTACAAAGGTGTTGTTATACTCCCATCCTGCAGTTCAAGAGGCTGTGTCAGTTCCTTGTACAGGCTTTCCCTGCGCTTCTTGTCGAGTTTCATTCCATAGATGTCCTGTGTGGAGTTGATCTCGTTGATAACCGTGTCATTCCACTGTTTGTATGCCTCCTGACGTTTCTGCTCCTCAATCTCCTTCTGTTTCTGAAGCAATGACTTCTGCGTGTCAAAGTCACGGAGCATCATCTCATGGTATCTCTTGGCATACTTCTCTTTCTTACCGCTTGTCTCAAGCATTTCAAGCTGCTCCTCAACCTCTTCCTGTGTCATGCCGTCATGTTCCGTGAGATATTTCCTGATTACAGCATCCTGGTATCTCTCATTGGTAATGTCACCCTCAAAGTCAAATTCAGCCTGTTTCCCGTAAAGTTTGAAGAACTCGCTGGTCTTTCCACCTTGCATCTTGTACTTGATGAAATCAGCAGCATCCTTGTCGTCGGCTATCTTGTTCCAGATGTTCTCCTCATAATACTTCTGCGCACCCCTTTTCTTCTCCTCGTTGAGAATGCTTAAAAGGTCCTCGCTGGTAAGATTGCCTTCAGGAAGGTTATAGTCCTCTTCAACCACACCCAATTCCCGAAAGTTCCTGTACAGGTCCGTGTAGTACGAATCCTCTGTAGGAGTCTCCTCTTGCGGTTTTTCTTCGGCCTGCGATGCTTTCTCCGTTGTGCCTTCACCAGTGTCCGCAGGCTGCTGTTTGGGCTCCTCTGCGGGCTTGTTTTCAGCCTTAGAAGTGTCCTCAAACCAGTCATTGATTCCTTCCTGAGTTTCAAACTCAAACTTGTCCAAAGTTTCTACATTGTTTTCCATACGTTGCAAATTTAAATTAAATTAATCTTTGATTTGAATTTTAATGTTTTTTATGAAATCCGTTTTTGAATATAATATGGCACCAAACGCGTTTTTTTTCCACGAGCGCCATTCATTTTTGTTATGAATTTTTCGATTTTTGAGCCATTTTCTGAATCTTTTCCTTCTCAAGTTGGAGCTTTTTGTCGTCAAAATCCTTCTTGTGAGCCAAGGATTCCTCGTCAAGACGCTGCTTCCTCTCCTTCTGGTCAAGCTCCCTGTCCTTCTGGTTTGACTTGTACTGCTCCAACATCATCTTCATGTACTCATACACATCGGGAACCTTGTTCTCGTTGAGGTCTTTCTGGTCGCTGAATCCCAATGCAAGCAGTGTCTGTCTCTGCAAATCCATCTCCTTGAGCCTCAAATCATACTCCCCTTGCAGTTTTATCTGCTCCATCTTGGCTTGGTTCTGTGCCTGTACAAGTTGCATTTGCGCTTCAAGTTTCTGTCTCTGAGCCTCCTGTTCGTTCTGTGCCTGTTGCTGCTGCATTTGTTGCTCGTAGGCTTTCCTATCATCCTCCGCCTTGAGAAGAATCTCCTCAGCCTCTTGCACGCTCTCCGCCTTGAGAACCTTGACAACATCGCTCAACTCTATCTTCTGGTTCTGCATTGCGGGCTGTATCAGCTGCACAACAGTGTCAAGTATCTGGTTTGACTTGACGGAATTGTCTATCACAATGCCGTAGGTTGACTGGTCAAGCAAATCATAGTCAGGCTTCAGCAACTCAACAGTGAAATCGTCAAGAACATATTGCATAACCTCGGGCTGATATTTCATGAACACATCCTTCGCACATTCTATCATAGCCTGTAATGTTCTCTGTTTGAAATGGTTGAACATACTGAAATGATGTTCAAGAACCGTAGCACCGTTAGTCACAGCCATCTGTGCGTTTGTCACAGCCTCATTCTGCTGTACATTACCGAGAATCTGCTGGTTAATGCCTACACACTCGCCGCACTTTATGTCTATGTATTCGGCCAAGTCCATATACTGCTTGATGTCAGAACCCATGCCCCTGTCAACCTCCTTGATTGACTCGCCTATGTTCATAGGGCTTGCCTTGTCACCGTCCTTCGTGTTTCCACTGAAGAAGAATATACCCACATTCTCCGCATATTCCAAGAACTTCTGCAAGCCCATATTGTCGTCAACCATATCTATGTTCATACCTACAGACTTGCCCTTATCCTTGGCCATAAGCATTTCAATTCTGTACCATATAATACTGTACAGGAACTGATAGTATCTCATTCTGTCAATAAGCGAGGCGTCAACCCATACTCCAACATAGGACAGTTTGCACTTCTCACGATTGTTCAAGTTGTTTATATCATCAAACTGACCGGGAACTTCCCTCATTTTAACATATTTGTCAGCACCAAGCTTGTAGCCCTCATAGACACAGGCAACCCATTCCCATTCAATATTTATGTCACCTGCCTCTGGATTCATCTTGTACTCGTCGCTCACTATGGTCATCTGCTCCTCCCCACTCTCATCAGTGTATGTAAGGAACCCTATCTTCTTGGAATCCTTCCATTGAGCGTGTATGCACCTTATACCTCCGTCAACATAGGAATCCCTCTTTTCATAGCCCCTGTAGTAATAGTCTGTGTCAGAAGCCCCTCTCACTCCGTTGAGA